GATAAAGTATAGGGATTTTTAGATGTCCTTAAAACTAATTAATATAATAAGAGATAGGTATTTGTTTTTCTAAATTAAAGAAATATAAAAAGATAGAAGATAAAGTATAGGGATTTTTAGATGCAACTAAAACTAATTAATATCAACACAAGATAAAGAAACTGGAGATATAATACCCAAAATTTCTGAATATGATTTTCATAAGAATTATAAAGATACACATATAAAAATAAGAAAAGTAAAAGAGTTCATAGCACCTATATTAAGATAGACAAAAAGAATATAAAAAGAAGTGGAGAACTTCTAATGATGAAAGAATAATAGAGGTCAGAAGGTTGATTGATAGTGGAATAATTGATGAACAAACTGTGTATGATATGATTGATTTATGTCCAAATAGTAAAGGTATAGGGTTTAATAATTATAAGAGATTAGTTAGAGTTTTAGTTGATGTTAAGAATTATATGTTTACTATAGATAATAAAAGAACTAAGTGTATTAATATTCTATAAAGTTATTAAAATACCCTAAAATCTTCACCATCTAAGCTTTATTTAAACAAAATTTGACTATAATCTAATTACAAAACAGCTGATAATTAATTAATAATTAATTTAAAAATAATTATAAAACAAGGAAATTAAAAAATGATGGAATTTAACCATAGCAAAATAACAAAAAATAGTAAAGATAGTGAATTTTGGATAGAGGAGCTTAGAATAGCTTATATGATTAGCAAAAGAAGTCAAGAAGAAGGTAAAATTGGAGACTTCTTAAAAAAAGATGTTGAAGTATTTCTAAAAGCATACAATAGAACAATGTCAAATAAAGTTCATCGTTGGAGTTTTCAAGGTTTCTCACATCTTTTTGGACAACATCAAAGAGATATGGCTGTACATCTAATTAATCATATCTTACATACACAATATAATAATTCCGATTGGTATTACAGTCCGGACTCTATTAAACGCTCGTTAATGAATGCGTACCCAAATGATTTTGAGAATTTTTATAATAGGTATTAAAATTTAGGGAGATATAATGACAAAGCTACACGAAGATAGAAAACTAAAAATATTGTTTAGTGATAATGAATTTAATGAAGAGATATACGATGAAATTGTTAAGTTAATAAAATTTGTACCCAAATCATATCTAGGAATAAATGAGACAAATCCAAAAGTGTTAAAGGATAATTTTATGAAGTATTGTAGAAAAACAAAGGAGATATTTATTGTTGGTAATCAATTTTCTTGTAATAATGGTTGTACAGATATTAGTGAATTTATGGAGGTTTCATATTCAAAATTGACATCAAATTCTTGTAAATGAAATACATACTAACTCCAAAATATGAAGAACTACGGTTAAACAAAAATATATTAGAAAGTGAATATTTTATTTCAATTATATCATCTCTATTTTGTTTAATCATATAAATATCCAAGTTATATTATGATTTAGTTTATAGCTTGGATATTTAAAATATTTGGTATAAAATTCTATCCTATATACCAGTTGGGTTCATTTCCGTCTAAAGGAGAGTTCTCAAATGTACCTGTCATCTCTTCTACATTAGATACATTCCATTTAGATAAATCTTGGTCAAATAATATAGCATAATTAAACATAAAACTTATATCTTTTACATTAGATATATTCCATTTAGAAATATCTTGATTGAAGATACCTCCCTTAAACATAGCTCTCATATTAGTAACATTAGATACATTCCATTTAGATAAATCTTGGTCAAATATCTTAGCAAATGAAAACATATTTCTCATATCTTTTACATTAGATACATTCCATTTAGAAATATCGCCATTAAAATCAATACCCTCAAATAAATTACTCATATTAGTAACATTTGATACATCAATATCATTTAAATTAGCTTTAATACCTCTTTCTTTAATTAATTTTAAAACCAAATCTTTTAATTCTTTCTTACTTTCGGGAAAATAAGAATATATAACTTCTTTTGGTTTTTTTATCTCTTTTATACTATTTACTTGCCTACCAAAGAACTTACCGATATTCCTAACATTTTTTAACTCTTTTACTGATTTTAAACTTCTCGAAACCTCATAGTACTCCCCGTCCTCTTCAAATCCAGCTAAATACATGTCTTTAAACACTAAAGTTATATTATCAAACTTAACTAATAGAGTATCAGTTCCTTTAAATTCTGTATCCATTGTTTTTGAACCTAAATATCTTTTTATTATATTAAAATAGTTCATAGCTTGACCTTGACTGATTTTAACCTCATTTAAACCTAACTCTCTCTCCATAAAGTCACTAAAACTCTCTAACCTATTACTCATTTTACACTCCTTGTTTTCTTTTATTTATAAAATTTTAAACAAACTTACTATATAATACACAAAAAGGAACAAATTTGATTGAACTACATAATGGTGACACCTTAGAAATAATGGATAAACTAATCAAAAAAGGGGTAAAAGTAGATGCTATTATATGTGACCCTCCATTTGGCTCTCATAATATCAGTTGGGATATTATAATTCCTTTTGACGAAATGTGGAAAAGACTTAATAAACTAATAAAACCCAATGGAGCTATTGTATTATTTGGCACTCAACCATTCACATCTCTTCTTATAGGTTCTAATATTAAAGGATTTAAATATACAATGGTTTGGAAAAAGTCAAAATGTGGAAGTCCTTTAACTGCTAAATATAAGCCTCTAACAAAACACGAGGATATTATGATATTTGAACAAAAAGGTAAAAGAATTAACTATAATCCTCAAATGAAAGTAGGTAAAGCATATAAAAGAAAGTTTACACCAAATAAAGTAAATAATATGAAATATGGCATAAAAGGTGTAGAAACTAACAACACAGGTACAAGACATCCTGATACAATATTAGACTTTCCTCAAAAATGGAGAAGACAAGACCAAGTTCACCCTACACAAAAACCAATACCTTTGATGGAATTTCTAATATCCAGTTTTAGTAATGAGGGGGAAACTATATTAGATTTTACAATGGGAAGTGGAACAACTGGTATAGCTTCAAAACAACTTAATAGAAACTTTATAGGAATTGAATTAGATAAGAAATATTTTGATATAACAAAGAATAGAATAGATGAAAGTATTTTGGGTTCTAGTTTAGAAAAATTAGAAGATGTTGATAATTTGGATTCTTTTGATGAATTTTAAACTTGATTTAAGTTTATATAGTGTATAATTAGGAACAAAACAAACAAAAAAGGAACAAAAATGAAAATAAGATATACACAAATATTTAACAACAGCACAACCCTTCAAAAAGTATTTACCATACAAGAGATAGAGGATGGTAAAGTTTTAAGTTGGTTAAACACAAATATAGAAGAGAATCAAAATAAAAATTACAATCTATATCGTGATAGATTTAGTACAATAACTGATAAACTTGGTGAAGATATTTTTGAAAATGATGTGTTCGAGGATGAAGGTTATTGTGCCTTTAATGATGGTAGATTCTATAAAGTATGGGAAACTAAAGACGAAGACGGGTTTAACCATTGGGAAGATTTATACTCCGATTCTTATGATTTTGTGGTTGGTAATATCTATAAAAAGGAAAATGAATGAAAATATTCGTTTCAGCCAATGTTAGATATTGGGAAGATAGTTCGGTAGATGGTAAAGAGGATATAGAAGGATATTTAATTCCTTGTAGAGAAGATGAATTTTGGTGTCCTACAATAGATACAAAAACAGGTAAAATCCTAAATTGGAATATAGGAACAACAGCTAATATTCACTATAAAGTCGCTGATGATTATAGTCACATTATAAAAGATGGTAAAAAGGTAATTGAAAACATTCAAGATGAATATGTACCTAGTTTTATGTGTCCTAAAGAAAATGGATATGGTGACTATATAATAATGGATATTGATGAAAATGGATTTATTAAAGATTTTGATTTTGGTGATTATCTATGAAATTATGGGAACATTATCATATTTTAGCAAACATAATGCTTATATACAATAAACCAAAAACAGAGAAGATTTTGAAAGATGAGATAAATAGTATTGTTAGAGGTTACGATATAGAAAAGGCTAAGGTTTTTGTTGATAAACATAGATTCAATAACCCTTATTATGACCTAAAAGATTTTTTAACTAAGAAGAACTTTTTTGCTTACAGAGGGAAGAAAGCTAATACAAAATACAATGGATATATTATTAGTTCTGAAATAGATATTGTAATTGATAATATGGAAGATAATGATGTTATTTTTATTGATGATATAAAAATATTTTGTTTTTTAACTAATCTTTTAGTATCAAAAGATTACTACTATACTATAGATGAGAATATATATACTAGGGATGGTGTTATAAAAGAAGTTGTGGATAATCTAAAAAAAGCTTATTTAGAGAGATTTTAACTCAAAAGGAAACTAATTGCAAATAACATTTAAAAAACTATACTTCCAAAACTTCGGCTTATATCAAAAAAAGCAGGAGTTTTTATTTCAAAATGGTATGGATATACTTTCTGCTCGAAATGGTACAGGTAAAAGTTCCATTTGGAGTGCCTTATTCTATTCTCTTTTTGGAAAGAAATATTCCAAATTACCTCTATCAGAACACATTAATAAAGTAACTAAAAAGAAACTTTTAACTGAGGTATATTTTGATGTTAATGGAGTTGATTATAAAATTATTAGAGGTATGAAGCCTTCTATTTTTGAAATATATAAAAAAGATAAAGATGATTTTGAATTATTAGAAGAACAAGCCAACACCAAAGATTATCAATCATATTTAGAGGAAAATATTCTAAAAATTAATGATTCAATCTTTAGACAACTTGTAACAATTACAGCTAATATGCCAAATTCAAAGGCTTTTATGGAACTCACCCCAAAAGAAAAAGAGGAGATTTTTCAAATAATTACTGATACATCTATATTTAGTGATGTCTCTAATATTCTCAAAACTAAGATAAAAGATAATAAATCTATTACTCAACAGTTGGAATATAAAAAAGGTATTCTTAGTAGTAATATTAAATCAACTAAGATAAATTTTGAGACAATTGAGAAAAAGAATAAAGATTTTCAGGACAATCATAATGAAAATATATCTCAAATTAAATTGGATATTACTAGAGTTCAAAGTAATATTGATAAATTAAAAGAAGCTTTGACTAAACTTAAAGATATTAAAATAGAATATGATAAAAGATTTTTAGAACTATCAAATATCAAATCAAAACAAATGGATACTTCTAAACAAATAAGAGAAATTGAATCAAAGATTAACTATATTAATTCAGCAAAAAAGAACGCTATTGAATGTAGTAATTGTAGAACTACCAATTATCTTGTTGAGGTGGATGTAAATGAATTAGATAATTTAGAGGATAATTTAGTTAATTTAAAAAAGATTTATAATGATGATTTGACTAAAGTTCAAGATATTCAAATTATAGTTGATTCTATAAAAGAGAAATTATTACAAGGTAAAAGAGTTCATTCATCATTAGAAGAAAATAAATCAAATTTAGAATATTTTAATAAAAAATTAAATGAATTGAATAATATTGAGCTTGTGGATATTGATTATTCAACTTTAGAAGATATTGAGAAACAACTAAAAGATGTTTTAATTGAGTTGAAAGAACATCAAGAACAACTTCAAAAATATATTGATTTAGATAATATAGTAGGCACAACAAATCTTAAAGGTGAAGTTCTAAAGACTCAAATACCTCTTTTAAATAGAAATATTAATCAATTTTTGGAGTTGTTTTCATTGATGGATTATAATTTTTTAATAGATGAGAGATTTAAAGAGGTGATTATTAAGGATTCTTTAGAATATAAATTTGATTCATTGGGTAATGGTCAAAAGGCAAGAATATCTTTAAGTATTATGTTTGCATTTCTTAGGCTTGTAGAAGAGCGTAATGGGGTCAAAACAAATCTTTTAGTCCTAGATGAGGTACTTGATAGTTCTCTTGATTTTGAGGGTAAGGAAGAGCTACTGGGTATAATAAAATCGGAATTTAATTCAACAAAAAATGTAGTTATTATTAGTCATTTGGACGAGATTAAACAAAGAGTTGAAATGTTTGATAGGATATTTACGATAGAATCTGATGAGGGTTCTGTTATAAAGAGGGAATTTTAAGTAATGGGTGGGTATAATTTTAAGAAAGGAAATAAATGAATATAGAAAATATACAAATGGATGATTTAGTATCTGATATATCAAAATTCAGAAAAGAGTTTTGCAATGATTTAAATATGTTGGATGTTCTTATTGAATATTCTTATAAAATGAATATAGATTTAGAACAATTAGGATATGTATTAGCAGAACACGAACAATTTAAAGAAATTTTAGAAATTGAGTTAATTAAAGGAAAATATATGAAAGATACTGATAATCTTCCTAGTATTGATGAGAGTGAGTATTAATGATTAAAATAAATACAAAAAAGGTCAATTGGTTATCTGGTGAAGAAGAACCTATTACTATGAGGACAAATAACAATAAAATTTTAAAGTTAAATAATACAAAAGAGGTATATTTAGCTTTAAATGAAACTTGTATTCAAACATGGTCTCATAGAGAGCCAAATGGAGGTTCTCTTTATGATGGTGATATAGAATTTTATGAATATCAATGTAATGATTGGGATATTTTCTATAAAATGATAAAGCCTTTTGTAGAAAGTGAGTTTTAAATGATTTTACACATACCACACTCAGGAACTAACACATTCAATAGAAATATAGAACAATTTGATTTGGACTATCTAACGGATTGGTACACAAATGAACTATTCCAACATAAAAATTCCGATAGATTAGTTCAAAAATATTCAAGATTTGTATGTGATGTTGAGAGATTTAAAGACGAAGATGAGCCTATGTTTAAAATAGGTCAAGGAATTTGTTATACTAAAGGCATTAGAGATAACGATATTGAGGTTATAAACAAAAAGGATATTATCAAAAATATTTATGATGTATGGCATAAAGACCTCAACAAATTAGTAAATAAAACTTTAAGTTATATTCCAAAAGTTGTATTAGTTGATTGTCATTCTTTCCCAAATGAAGATAATTATCCTGATTTTTGTATAGGAACTACTAAAGATACTCCAAGAGAATTAGTCAATCTGGTAATTAATTTCATCAATAATGATTACACTGCTAGGGAAAACTATCCCTATTCAGGAGCTATGTACCCAAATAAGTATAAAGGTGATGATGTTTTACCTTTGATGATTGAGGTTAATAAAAGGTTATATTTAGATGGAACTGATAAAAATAAAGATTTTAATAAGATTAAGAAATTTATTAATGAACTTTTGAATGTTATTTCTGATTATGAGATGAGTTTGGATAGCATATAAATAATATTACTAGATATTATCTAAGTAAAATATAAGGAAGTAATATGAAAAATATATTAGAAGTAGGATTTAAAGAGTTTATGGATTCTAAGCTACAAAATAGCAAAATTAATGAAAGTTCTTTAAGTAGATTATGGAAACATAATGAGACAATGGATTGTGGAGCTTTAACAGCTTTTAGAAAATATAATAATTGTGGGTATCAAGATAATGGAGAACCCTGTGGTAAAGAACCTATTTTATTAACTAAAAAAGAAAATCAAAAAAGAAATCTTGCATTAGCTTCGGATTTAAAAGGTTTAGGTTATGGTGTAACTAAACTTATAGGAACATATCCAGAGGGTGGTAAAACTGTAAAAGAGATTTCTTATTTTGTAACTGATTTAGAAAATAGTGGAGATTTAGAGCGTAATTTAAAAAGACTTGGTGAAAAATATAATCAAGATTCAGTTCTATATATCCCTAAAGGTGCTATCAATAACAATTCAAAAGCTTATTTAATAGGTACTAATAACTGTTGTAATAATTGGTTAGATTATGGAAGTAAAGAGGTATTTAATAAATCAAAATTAGGATATGATTCTCCTATATACACTTCTAAAGTTAATGGTAAACCTTTTATATTTGAAACCTTAGAATATAGTGATGAACTTTTTGGTTCAGGAAGTAACTCAGTTATGGCTAGTAGATTTGCAAAAGATTACGATAAAGGAGATAATAATGAATAATATATTGAAAATGGGATTTAGAGAATATAAGAAGTCTATTGATGAAAAGTTCTCTGATATAGGTAAATTATCAGATGAAGAGTTACAAAAAGGTAATAGAATAACTTCTAATGATGATTTTAAAGAAGTTGATGCTAGAGTATTTTATAATGTAATTAGTAAAATCAAAATTAACGATATAGCCAAAGGTGATAAATCGAAAGGATTAGACACTTTAACTGTATATACCATAAAAGAATATAAAGATATGAAATGTTATCTAGGAAGTAATAATAGTTCAGGATATGCTTTACATGGAGATGAGTTAGTTTCTGTATTTAGTTCACAAGGTTCGTCAGGTTCTGCTATTGTTAATAGTGCTATCCAAAATGGAGCTAAAAGACTTGATTGTTTTGCTGAAAGAATAGATAATAAAATATCAGGTCAATTATATTCACTATACAGTAGAAATGGATTTAAAATTGATACCTCTATGAATTCAGGTAAAAAAGGCGAACCTTATTCTATTCAAAAAGGTATTAGTTCTTTTGTAGATGATAACGGAGTTGTGCAAGAGGACGACCCAAGAGTTGTAATTTTTATGAAGATTTAACTTTTGTTATCATATAATGAAATGTATAATATAACGGCAGGAATAAATCTTGCCTTTAAGGGCAAATCCAAAAAACCACTTCTAAGAGTTAATCATAAAGAAGCCACAAGAGATAAATATAAAGATATGTTTCCTATTAATAAGTTTTCATCCATAACTAGAGAGAACTTTATTTTGGTAAATCTTTATCTTAATTTTTCAAAATCTCTAAAGAATTTCAATGATTGTATAAAAGCTTTACACGATTTAGATATGAAACCTATTAAGATTGACAATATAAAAAAAGAAGTTGGTTTAAAGGATATAAAAGAGGTTTATGATTTTAAAAGAGATATATTTAGACATAAGGATATATTTGTTGAAGAAATTGATAAAATTAGATTAGAAGAAAGTAATATTAGTTTAGATTATATGTTGGATAAATATAGAAGAAATCAAATAAAATGGTTTACTTTATATTTATATCTAAGAGCTAATAATATTAATATAGATGACATAGAAACAAGAGTTGATACTATGCTTCTACATAAAATAAAGAAACTGACATTATATGTGATATTTTCTGAAAAATCTATAAAAATTATGAAAGATAAGGTCAATATCTCTATAAAGTTGAGCTTATAAAAGGAGTTAAATGATTGATTTATATAATGGTGATTGTTTAGAAATTATGGATAAATTAATAGAAGATAATATTAAGGTTGATTCTATAATTACAGACCCTCCCTATGGAACTACAGCTTGTAAATGGGATTCAGTTATTCCTTTTGATGAAATGTGGTTAAGATTAAATAAATTGATTAAACCTAGTGGAGCTATTGTATTATTTGGAAGTGAACCTTTTAGTTCTCAATTAAGAGTTTCTAATTTAGAAATATATAGGTATGATATAATTTGGGAGAAAGAACAGGCTACAAATTTTATGTTTATGAAAAAACAAATAGGTAAAAAGCACGAAAATATATCAATATTCTATAGAAAACAACCAACATATAACCCTCAAATGGAGGATGGATTTAAAATATCTAAAAGTGGCTCTATAGGTAAGGTTTCTAGTTTTAATATAATGGGAGGTAGTGCAAAAAGAGAACCTAATACAAATAGATTTCCTTGTTCTATCCAAAAATTCAATAGGGATAGAAATAAGATACATCCAACACAAAAACCGATTAAACTAATGGAATTCTTAATTAAAACATATAGTAACGAAAATGAAACTATATTAGATTTTACTATGGGTAGTGGAACAACTTTAGTGGGTTGTAAAAATTTGAATAGAAAAGGTATAGGAATTGAATTAGATAAAGATTATTTTGAAATAGCTCAAAATAGAGTTGGTGAAGCTATACAAGGCTCTTCATTAGAGATAGAAAAATTAATAGATTTGGATGAATTTTAAATATTTTAAACAAAATTTAATTACAATAAACAAAAAGGAATACCTTTGAGATTTAAAGATGAGTACGCATTTTTGTCTAATATGACAATATGTCCAATAGAATATAAAGGAATTATATACAAATCTACTGAAAATATGTATCAAGCTTTTAAAAGTAACGATATAAATGAGCGTATTAAAATAAGTTCTATGAATCCTTATGAATCTAAAAAATATGGTAAAACTATAGATATTAGAGATGATTGGGATATTGTAAAAGATAAGGTAATGTTAAATGCACTAAAATTAAAATTTTCTAAACCTCATTTTGCAAAAATTACTGATAGATATAAAAGAACCTATTGTAGAGGACAACTATTGGGGTGATATTTATTGGGGAGTGTGTAGAGGAGTAGGACAAAATAAATTAGGCAAAATGTTAGAAAAAATAAAGGAAGAAATTGAAAAAAATAGATAATAAACAATATATATGGCCGGAGAAATATGCACCAAAATTATTAGAGGATATGATTTTACCAAAAAAGATAAGAAATCAATTCGAGACTTATATTAAAGATGAAACTACCCCAAATCTTTTAATTTGTGGAACTCAACCCGGTATAGGTAAATCTTCTATAGTTCACGCTATGATTGATGAGTTAGACGCAGATTCAATGTGGTTAAATGGTTCTGGTAGTGATAGAGGTATTGATAGCTTTAATACGGAAATTCCAAGGTTTGCTTATGCTGATATAGGATTAACCAAGATAGTGGTGATTGACGAGTGCCTTGAAGAAAATCAAGAAATTATTATAGGTACAATTAAAGAAAATATTCCCTTAAAATTAAAAGAACTCGAAATAGGAACTAAATATAATTGTATTTCTTTTAATACAAAATCAAAAAAATTAGAGAATGATACTTGTGAAGTTGTTTCATATAAAGATGAAGAGGTATTTGAGGTTGAATTAGATGATGGTAGAAAAATTACTTTAACTGAAACACATCCTTTTATGGTTAAAGATAATGATGGAAATATTTCTAAAAGGTCTTTAAAAGATGGATTAGATAGGTATGAAATTATTGATAGTTTTGATGTAGATGTGGCTGATATAGAGGAAGAATATAAAGATGTAACAGTAAGATTTACAAAAAGTCAAGCTGATATATTAGAAAAATCAGGAGTTAATCTTGAACATCTTTTGAGAAGTTTTTTAGAGAATGTTGTGGAGGAAGTTAAATGAAAAAGATAAGAATTGAGATAACCAAAGAGAATATTAATTATATAAATACAAACAATATGAGTGTAACTAAATTTATTAATACACTTATAAATAAATTTCGTAAAGAAAATCTCGGAGAAGACGACAATGAAATTAAAAGACTATGTATGCAACAAAACAGGTAGAGTGTTTCAATCGAATAGAGGTTTATTAAATCATTTAATTAAGCAATACGAAAGTATAGAGGAGGCTTATGTTATGGAAAATAACATAACTTTCGTTACTAAATGCAAATATTGTGACAATAAAGCAAAATTTAAAAGTTTCAAAGATGGTTATAGAGAAACTTGTGGAGATGATATATGTGTTGGTAAACTAAAAAAGTTTGTAAATAGAACATTAGCTAATAAAAGATTGGATAAATTTATAGATGGTTTATATGAAAATGTTTTACTAAATAAAGAATACTATAGACTTAATTCTGAGGTTAAAAATATAGTAGAGCCATTTTCTAATATCAATATAGGTAACATTAAACTTAAAACTTTTATAAAGTTAAATGTTGTTAATTTTAATTCTCTAACGGAAGAGAGGGTTTGTGAATATTGTAATAATATATTCTCCACAAATATATTATTACACAAGATTTACTGTAGTGATAAATCTTGTGTAAGCTATAGAACAAATAATAAATCTATTCCTAAAGAAATAGATTCAAGTAAATTAAAAGATTTAAATTTCGTTAGTCCAAAAGGAGGTTTACTAAAATATCAAAAGGATATAATATTTAATAATTTGTTCCTTTTGATAAAGAATACAAAAACAAATAAAACCTCCATAAAGAGTCTTTTTGAATATATGGAGAAACTTTTTGATATAATTAATATAAAATACACATATAAAATCAATAAGGATTTTAGTGTATTAGTAGATTCTAATAATACAACAAGAAGATATATTGAAGATAATAATATAGACCTATTTAATATGTTATATACCAATAATTGTATAATATGTGGTGAAATGTATAGATTATCAAGTAAGAAGAGAATATTTTGCTCACATAGTTGTTATTACGAGGCATTTAAACACCCTGATTTATATACAAGAGATTATCCACAAGAGGCTAGGGATAGACAATCTACATTTATGAAGAATAGGATATTAAGTGGGGATTTTATAGTAGCAAAAAATGGATATATAAATTGTAGAATATATTATAACAATAATAAATATCGTTCGACATGGGATTTTATGTTCCATATATTAAATCCTACATTTGAGTATGAGACCGTAATTATACCATACCAAATAGATAATACATATAAAAACTATATAACCGACTATTATGATAATATAAATTCCATAATATATGAAGTAAAGCCTTCCAATCAAATAGATAACAAGGTAGTGAAAGCCAAAGAAAGATATACAATAGAATATTGTGAACAAAATAATTTAAAATACGAATTTATTACGGAAACCTATTTTAAGAATAATTTAATTTTATTATATAATAAAATTAAAGAGCTAAGAGAAGAAATAGGAGATGTAAATTTCGTAAAGGTTTTAAAGGTTTTAAAATCTTGGGGATTAAACAAAACACTAAAGGAACAAAATGAAAATTAAATCAATAAAATCAAAAGGTATAAAAAGAGTCATAAATCTAACAGTTCATAAAAATCATACATTTATTCACAAAGATGGATTTGTTGTATCAAATTGTGATGGACTTACACCAGACGCACAAAAAGCCGCGAGAGGTACAATAGAAGACCATATTAAACATACATCTTTTATAATGACAGCCAACTATAAAGAAAAACTTATAGAACCTCTTAGGAATAGATTTATAGAGATTGATTTTGATTATATCTTTAAATCTAACAAAAAAGAGATAGGTATTCAAATGTATAATAGACTAACATACATTCTTGATAATGAAAATATTAAATATAATAAGCAGGATGTTCAAACAATTATAACAACATTTTACCCTAGTATTAGAGGAATGATTTCAATTCTTCAAAAAACTTGTACATCAGGTGAATTGATTATTGATGATAATATTCTAAATCAAACCTCTCAATATATTAAACTTATGCAATTTGCTAAAGATAAAAACTTCTCAAAAGTAAGAGAGTTATTATTAGATATGAGTGACCCCGGTTCTGTTTTTACATATCTTTTTAAAAATTTAGATACATATATTAAACCAGAATCCCAACCAAATGTTATATTAATTGTAGCAAAATATCAAGATATGTATCATACAGCTAGAGATAAAATGATACCAGTAGCCGCGATGTTCGTTGAAATTATAGCTAATCCTAAGGTTGATTTAGTATAAAAATAATAATCTCTTTATAGGTTTTATAAATAGTTATAAAGAGAGGTATAACTATGATTAGAAGTTTCATTGAGTGGACTGAGGGTGATGTAGCAAGGGGTAGAAAAGTTGTTCTCCTAACTACAGTTTTCACATATTTAGCAGTGACAACTGTATTATTTATGTATTCTTTATATATAGGTTCAATAGATTCATCTTTAATCAATCTTTATACAATCTTTACAGGATTAATATTTGTCATTTATGGATTTTATACAGGAACATCTTCTGATAAATCTTCAAAAGTAGCTGATAAGGCATCTAAAATTATATTAGATAAATTAAAAGAAATGGAGAAAAATAATGATTAAATTTAGAGATTTTTTAGAGGGTAAACAAGTTGGTGATTTGTATCATTTTACCACCTTAAAGTCTCTAAATTTACTAATAGATAAAAATACTTTAAGCTCCTATGGATTAGATATGTTTGAATTCTTTTCTCATAATGATAGATTTTCTTGTACTAGGGATTCTTGTCTTGCTCAAAATATTATGTCAAAGGATATTAATATTAAAAGAGGATATAGAATAAGAATTGACTTAGATGGAAGTTTTATTTCTGATAACTTTAAAATTCAACCTATAAACGGGTTTAATGGTACTGATTCAAATGGCATAAGAATAGGTAAAAAGTATCAAGAAAGAGAAGAGGTAATTAATATGAAAAGAAATAAATTAGGTGATAAAACATTTAAAGCTCTTAAGTATATTAAAGGTATTGTTATTCAAAATGATATATTATATGATACTAATTTTGATAGAGATAAAATAGAAAAGATTCTTTCGGAATTAAATATACCTTTAAAATATGTAAGAAAATTTAATGAAAGAAGTCCATTAGATGAGGATTTACCATTAACAATTGGTTCTCATAATTTAGCAATAATACTTTAAGGAGAAATAATGACATTTTTAACATCAATTTTTGGAAACATCAAGAATATTTTTATATTTTTTGGTTCAATCTTAGCAGGAGCATATATACTATTTCTTAAAAGTGAATCTAAAGAATCTAAAAAAGATTTGGAGGAATATAAAGAAGCTATAGAAAAAGATACTACAAAGAATATAGAAAAATCACACAAGGACGAGATAAAAATCAAAGAGATTGAGCATAAATCTAAAGTAGAAACTATAGAAGAGCTTAGAGATATAGATAAAGATATAGATAAAGATATAGAAAATCTTAAAAAGATGTTTGGTGAAAGTGATAGAGAATTGGTGATAAAGATATGAAATATTTTATGTTTATTATTCCTTTATTTCTTATATCTTGCACCAAAGCACCTGAAATAATTGTAAAAGATAGGGAGTGTTATAGTTATATTTTTGATACCTCTGATTATAAAGATTTAGAGGATTTAGATATTAATATGACAACAAAAGGTTCAAATGTTATTATATCAAAAAATGATATTTTAAAATGGATAAAGTCTTCTAAAGAATGTAAAGCTAAATATAGAACTTTATTAAATGGTGTTAATAAGTTTAATCAAAAGATTTTAAGTAGAGATTAATAAAAAGAAAGGTAAATGATGAAAATAACTAAAGAGTTACTAAAAGCTCTAGCATTAGTGGATACAGGATGGTGGCTAAAAAATGTAGGAGAGGATTTTCCTATCGATAGATTGAAAGATATTAAGGGTGATTATCATAACATTGTGAGTGATATTAGGTCAGTTTTAAACCATAACATTTTTAATTTGGAAGACTATATTTTAGTTTTTGAGTATAATAATGAAGAGTATACAAACAAATATGATTCTAAATGGAATTGTATAGAGAATAATCATCCTATACAAAGATATAAAAAGGAATATAATGATAACGGTGATATTATTAGATGTGATTTTGGACAAGTTGATATTATACATCCAAAAAAATGGTATAATATATTCTCAAATAAAAGATGTACAGTCAATCCAACAAATGATAAATATGGTATAAAACCTAAAGGTGACTTTCAAAATGCCTATACAATAGAATATAATAACGATAATATACCAACAACCAAAAGATATTCTGATGGTAGAATCATACACACATTGTTTGATAGTTATGGAATAGATATAGGATGGGAGTCTTTTAAAGATTCAAAATTGATTGCTTATAAATACAAACACTATAATAGTGAGGGTTTGGTGGAGATGCTTATTAGTCCATTTCTTGTTGGAGAATATACTTACCACGATAATAAAAATATAAAAACATTTAAAAGAAATAAAGATATATGGATATGTAATGAAGATGGTAAAAACATCCATTCTATAAAAGAAGACGGAAAATTCTTTATTTGTAAGTATAATGGTGAGGGAAATATGATATACAATAATATGAATAATGAATTAATAGATAAATATACATACATATATAACGATAAACATATTCATATCAAGCACGAACAAGTGAATATAAGTAATCCTGAATCTAATACTACCAAAAATTGTATTATTCCTATGGATTGGAAAAATCAAAATATTTTAAGTAAAGATTAAGCTAAATTTCTATATAATAAATAAAAAAAGGATTAAAGATGAATAGAATTAAAACAAAAAGAGGTTATAAATACATTGCTATAATTTTAGCTTTTGTTGGATTGTTTCAGTTAAATCAATATTATATAGAGAATATCTATACCATAGGCTTAGTTCAAGATGGTTATATAGTAGCCACAAAAAAGAATAAAGAAATAAAAATGTTAGAATTTAGCACAAAATTAACAAGTAGAAACTTAGTTAATTTTGATAAAATAGAAGAATATAAGGAGATTGATGAAAAAGATTGAAAAAAAGGTAGGATATTGGGATGTTATGAACTCAATATCTAATGGAAAGTCAATTCAAGATGAGGATATAGAAAAACACTTCAAAACCTTTGTTACCTATAGAAAGTTTAGTAATCTTCCAAAAGCTTGTATATCTATGGCTCAAATGTATAGATATAAAACACCTATTCCTGTAGTTGCTGAATATAGATTTTTAAAACACTCATCAAAATATCCAAAAAATTTATCACTACCTAATGACAAAAAAGATGAATATATTCATATAGTTATTAAATGGATTCAAAAAGAATTTAATGTAGGTGAAGTATCAGCTAAGGAATATTTAGAGATTTTAGGTGGTAAAAGAATATATAGGATTATGGAAAAATGGTCTCAATTTGATGAAAGGCTTATAGATGACCCAAATATATTAGAGTTAAGAAAGATTACAACTAGGTATAAAAATGAAATTAAAAGTATAAAAGGAATTGAATGATTATTAATCTAACTCATTATGATTTAGATGGTGTAACCTGCTCAATAGTTCTTCATAATACTATAGGATTAAACCAAAATTATTGTATAGGTTATTCTAAAATTGATGAATATCTTGATATTATTGATGAGCATTGTGTTAGAAATTTCTTTGATACTATCTATATAACCGACCTCAAATTTGAGGAATATCAACTAGCTAAACTTCAAGAGATTTCTCTAAAACATAACTCAAAGTTTATCTTCATTGACCATCATCAATATTCTTTTACTCCATCTAAATATAAGTCTAAAAATCTTACTATTTTGGTTAATGAGGGTTATTCAGCATCAACTCTTACTTATCTATATCTAAGAAAATTTAAGGATATTACAATTAAAGATGATTTGAACCGTTTTCTAAAAGCTGTAAATTCTTATGACTTATGGCAAGATGACAATAAAGATTTTAGAGTAGGTTTTGTATATAATGAACTGTTTTGGGATTATGGTAAAGAGCATTTTTATTCTAAGTTTAAAGAATCTTTTGGAATACGAGCTAATGATAAAGAAAGATATAAAAAGATTTTAGAAAAAAAGAATGAAGCTATGGATAAAATTAAGAAATCAGGTAAACTTTTTAGTATAGGTTCTAATGATATGTTACTGATTTTTACTGATAAATTTATGAATTTTGTTACATTAGATTTTCCTGATTATAAAACCTATGTTATAGTTAATTCAACAGGTAGAATATCAGTAAGATTGAATAAAAATCTAAAAAGTCAAGAGGAGGCTCATAAAATGTTTATATCTAAAATAAAAGATATAGAATCAACTAAAACAGTTGGAGGACATACTAGAGCATTTGGTATAACTCTTAAAGATAATAATCCTAGTACCTTGGTACAATTTACTAAAAAAATGATGTATATTGTGGATGAGGTATTAGTTAGTATAGGAGAAAGATAGATGACTTATAAAGAGATAGTAGAGGAACTAAATAGCTATAAAAATCTTAAAGATAATTGGGATGGATATGGAGGAATATCACCTAAAGATGATATTATAGAGACCACTAGAAATCTTATAGAAATGTTGAAAAATAATAATATAGGTTGTCCTAAAATTATGGTAAGTGGTACAGGTGAAATTGGTATATTTTGGTCATTTAGTACAGCTTATATAGAAATTGATTTTGATATTAAAGATAAATTTACATATTTTTATGACGGTGATGAGTTATTTGGTAAGGATGATTTAAAGGTTGAGAAATTTTTAGAATCTAAGGTATATAAAAAATTAAAAAAAAGAAATATATGATTAAATTTCCAAGGAGGAAATAATGGAAGTAAACTTAAAATCTGTATATAATAAACCATTACAGTTAGGTTTTGATAGTAAGTATGGAATGAGAGTGTCCGAAGAGGAAGATGGTGTATTAAAAATATCAGCTACACATAATGATGATACTTATCAAGTACAATTTTATTTAAGACCATTTGAAGTAAAACAACTAGAGAGATACTTTATAAGAAAAGAACAAAAAATTAAAAATTTACAAAAGGAAAATAAATGAAAAAAGAATATGTAGTTAGAGCAAGAGTTTTAAATGATTATGCAGAAATAGGTATGATATTTGATGAAAAGCAAGTTGAAAAGAGAGGTATTATAGATTTAATGGAGGGATTTTTGGAAGATTATATACAAGCTGTCTATGGAGTATTTGAGGGTGATTTTGCTATTATTGATATTTGTTCGGTTGAGGAAGTAGTTTAGAAATATTTTAAACAAAATTTCTATATAATAAATAAAAAGGAGTTAAATGAATGATTGATTTATATAATGGTGATTGTTTAGAAATTATGGATAAATTAATTGAAAAGAATATTAATGTTGATTCTATAATTACAGATATTCCTTACGGAACTACAAATTGCTCTTGGGATTCAATAATTCCTTTTGATGAGATGTGGATGAGATTAAATAAATTAATTAAACCTAATGGAGCTATTATATTATTTGGAGTTGAGCCATTTAGCTCTAAATTAAGGGTATCCAATATAAACAATTTTAGATACGATTGGATATGGGAGAAGAATTCATCTAGTAATTTTTTTAATATGAATAAACAACCTGCTAAAAATACAGAGGATATTATTGTTTTTTATAACAAACCTCCTATATATAATCCTCAATATGAGTACGGGGTTGGTTATAAACCGATAAAGGGTAAAATAAAAGGTGAACAACAAAATTATTATGCAAAAGAAAAAACAAATAAGGGTAATGACGGCAGTAAATATTTACCAAAATGTATAATAAAAGATATAAAAATATTGCAAAGAAATAAACTACACCCTACTCAAAAACCGATTAAATTAATGGAATATTTAATTAAAACCTATACAAACGAAAATGAAACCGTACTAGATTTTACTATGGGAAGTGGTTCAACTTTAGTAGCTTGTAAACAATTAAATAGAAAAGGTATAGGTATAGAATTAGATAAAGATTATTTTGAAATAGCTCAAAATAGAGTTAATGAAGCAATAAAAGGTTTTTCATTAGAGATAGAAGAATTAATAGAAACAGATAATTTGGATGAATTTTAAATAAAATCATATTAAAACAAAAAGGAGTTAAATGGAAGAAGTTGTATTAAATGGTCTACTAACATCGGATGGTTTTTTTACTAAAGCTTATAGTCATATTGATAATAATTTATTTTCAAATCCTGAAAATTCTGCTATATTTGATACTCTAAAAGATTTTGTAGATGAATATCAAAATAAACCAAGCCCTAGAGATATTGGTTTAGCTATTAAAGAATCTAATAAACTAAACAATAAATCTAAACTAAGTATTATTGAACATTATAAGCAAGTCGTTAAAGAACATAAGATAGATGATTTGGATTTTTTGTTAGATAAAACTGAAAATTGGATTAAAAAAGTTCGGTTAATTGATTCAGTAGTTAAGTCATCAACTATGATTAAAAATGGTGAACCTTTTGACCCTATTATTGGAATGATTGAGGACTCTTTAAAGGTATCTTTTGAAACTTCTATTGGATTGGATTATAATAATTCTATTGATGAGAGATTGGAGTATTATAAGAATAAAGAGGTATATACACCTATAGGGCTTCCTAGTGTAGATAAAGCTTTGGGTGGAGGAATAAGACCTGCTTCTTTAGTGATTTACCTTGGGAGTACTCATAGTGGCAAAACAGCCCTTAAAGTATTCACTACAGCTAGTCTTTTACTACAAAAAAATAATGTATTATTTATTACTCTTGAAATGCCTGAAAAAGAAATATCTAAAAGAATTGATGCTAATTTGATGGGTATAGTTATAAATGATTTAGGTACACTAGATAACCAAACGCTTACAAATAAATGGAATTCTATAAAAGATAATATAGGCGAGTTGGTTATAAAAGAATATGGAGCTGGTACATTTAGTACACTTAACTTAAAAACTTTACTTGATGAGCTTAAATCTAAAAAAGGATTTATTCCTGACGCTATTGTTATTGACTATCTAGGATTAATGGTATCTCATAGAGGAGTGGTTACTTCTAATTCTTATGATATGTTAGGTAAAGTTGCTGAGGATTTACACGCAGTATCTAAAATGACATACGATTCTAAGGGCAATAGAGGTATAAAAATGATAACCTCAGCACAAGGAAATAGAAGTTCTTTAGGACAAATGGATTCTGGTATGGAAGCTATTTCGGAGTCACTTAAAATAGCTATGACTGCTGATGTGGCTATTTTTCTTAATGCCACCGAGCAAATGAGAGAAGATAAACAACAAATATTCAAAATTGTAAAAAATAGATATACAGGTGACTTAAAATCATTATTAATTGGTGTTGATTTTAGTAGAATGAATTATAAAGATTTAGCTGATAATATACCTCAACAAGAAATTGAATCTATTGATGATATTGGAATAACTTCTGATAATGGTTTAAATACTGATTTAGATTTTGGTAGTTTTAATTTTTAAAGGAGAAATAATGGAATGGTTATTATTAATGTTTATTTTAACATTAATATATTATATGTCTATAGATGTTAGATTTTTTATAGATAAAAATATAGTATATAAAGGGCATAAAACATATTTAATTAATAAAGGAATAAGAGGGGCAAGATATGTTATTATAATAGAGGAAATATCTGACGAATTAGTGCTAATAAAACAATATAATAAATTTTATGTTGATAGAAAGTTCATAAATAAATCAGAACTTATAGAAATAAAAGGAAATAAATGATACAATACGAAAATATATTTAAAGTTTTTAGAACAACTTATGCTAGAACTTTTGATACAGAAACTCAGCAAAGTTCAATAAATAAAGTAAAACCTAAATTAAGTTTTTTTATAAAAGACCCAACTAACAAAACTAAATATAAATCTGCTTTAACTAAAGAATATCTTAAAGAGGTTACTTTTAATACCGAAAAGGAATATACAGATTCTATTAAAATGTATAAAGATAGTGATGTAGCAATATATGGCAATAGGTCATTAGAACATTGTTATATTAGAGAAAACTTTATAAACCCTCTTGAATCTAACCACGATTTTCATAACTGGTATTTAGATATTGAAACAATGGTAGATTTAAACGACCCAGAACACGATAAAAGATTAGATTGGAAAGCTATGGGTTCTAGTAGAAGTGCCAAAGCTATTATTAGTTCTATTCAAATCTACGATTCAAAATCAAAAGAATATTATATTTTTGGATTAAATAAAGAATGGAAAAATCACTCCAACTATAAATCAGAATATGGTAAAATTAAATATTTTAATGCACCTACGGAAGAACTTATGTTAAAAGGTTTTCTCAAATTATTAAAGAAGAGAAATCCAACTCTAGTAGTAGGTTTTAATTCATTTGGATATGATTTTCCTTATATTACAAATAGAATTATTAGAGTTCTTGATAAAAGAGAAGATTTATATGTTCAAGATAAAGAAAATAATTGGAAGTTTAATACAGATTGCCTAAAAGGTTCTTTTGTAAAACAACTATCGCCCGTTGGAATAATTACTCATAAAGCCAAAGAAAATAAATTTGGAGGATTTGATGACAGTTTTGAATGGTTAGGGATATTCTTAGAGGATTATGCTGTACTAATCGAAAAATATGCTAAAGAACCTCTACCTGATAATACACTTAATACAATAGCTACTCATTGGTTAGGGGAGGGCAAAGTTAATCACGATGTTTTTGATGATTTTGGAGCTTGGTATAGAGGTGATTACGACCACTATATCTATGATAAAAAAACACCGGATACTGAATTGGATTTATTGTATTTGAAGTTGATAAATAAAGAAACATATACATTAGAAATAGAAGAAAGATTTAGGGAATTATCGTTTGATTTATTTATTACTTATGGAATAGTGGACACGACAATACTCATCCAATTAGAAAATAAGATTAAACTAATTCAACTAGCTAAAATGATTTCATATACTTGTGGAGTGAATATTTCTGATGTTAGAGGTACAGTAGTTCAATGGATTTCTTTTATGTATAATAAATATTTAGATGAGGGTTTTGTATTACCATTGAAATCTATGTTTAATGATGTAGATGATGTTTTATTAAAACACGCTATTAATATGGAAGACTTAGATAAAGATAGAAAAGAAATGTTTAAAAAACTTTATACAGGATTTAATGAAAAGGGTGAAACACTAAAAGGTCAAAAGTTTGCAGGTGGTATAGCAAGAGCTACAAGTAAATCGTGGAAATGGACTTATTATTTAGATTTTAGTTCTTTATATCCTTCGGCTATACAATGGGCTAATATAGGGATAGATACAATTATTCTACCAAAAGATTTACCAAAAGAGTTATTAGATTTAAGAGCTAAATATGCAATTTATTATCCTAAAGATTGTCTTCCGGAGGATTTAGTAAAATATGATTATGAATATACCCAAAATGTAATATTCCATAAAGAAAATAGAGAGTATATCAACTCAATTTTAAAAAAACATAATGTAACTATGACACCAAATGGAATGTTTTTTAGAAATGATGTAAGAAGTATTTTAAGTAAATCAGCAGGTTATTTGATTGACCAAAGAAAGATATATAGGAAACTTGAAACAGAAGCTGAAAAGGTTCTCGATGGATATAAAATTAAAAATCATTCTTTAGAAGAGGATTATACATATCAAAAAGCTATAGTAGAGCTAAACTTTATATATCAATGGGGTATAAAAACTCTTAATAATGCTATGTATGGCTCATTGAGTGTAGGTTCTAATACTTTTGCTGGTCAAAAAGAATATTTTAGCACAGCTGTTACATCTTGTGCTAGAATAGGTAATCTTTGTGTAGCCCAAGGTCAAAATATGATGATGGATAGATTACTTGGTGTTGAGCCTAAAGAGAGTAAATATGGATTATTAACTCATCTTGATAGAGTGGCACAAATCCAAACGGACTCGAAAATTTTATCTATGGATGATATATTAATAAAGAAATTTGGTAAAAATTATGAGGATATTAAAACTGATGAAGAGATAACTGATTTTGTTTTAGCTTTTGTTGATAAATATTCGCTACCAGAAGCTAGAAAAGTTTTAGATGATTATTATGGATTTGCCCAAAACGCCTATATACCTGAGAAATTAAATGAGGATTTAGAATGTATTTCTGACCGTTTTTTATCAATTGCCCCTATGAAACACGCATTTAGATACACATTTAAAGACGGACTTAGATATAAAAGAGAAGAAAATAAAATAAAAGTCACAGGTCTTTCAATGATTGGTAAATCTACACCAAAATATCATAGAGGAGTTCTAAAAGATGCTTTAACAGTTCTTATTAATGCCGACTTTCAACAAATTGGACAATTCTCTAAAGATGTTCAAGAAGAAACTAGGAATAGAGAACCTAAAGAAATTTGTATAAATGTTGGGGTAAATTCTTTAGATTATCCTTGGGACGAAAAAGCTCTTAAATTTAGAAGATGGGTTGAAAAGAAATTACCCGAAAAAAGTAAATTTCTTTCAGCACCCGTTAATTCAAGAGCGGCATTGGTTCATAATAAATTTATATCGGATTTTGACATTCCAGTAAAAGAAATTGAAGCTGGTGATAAAATATCATTTGTATACATGAAGATGCCTAATATACTTGATTCTAATGTATTTGGGTTCAAAGATGAAAGAGTTTTTGAGTATAAAAATCTAAAGGACTATATAGACTATGAAACAATGTATCAAAAAGGTTTTAAAAGTGGTATAGACTTGGTAATTAATCCTTTGGGTTGGGATATTACACCAAAAGAGAATTTAATTGATGATGAGGAATGGTAATTAAGAAAGATTTAAGTTTAATTGGCTATAATCAGGAATATTAAAATAAAAAAAGGAATAAAAAGTGAAAACAGTTTACCTATTAAAAGATTATTATGATAATGAGGATTGCGATGGTTATATAAGCTCACCAAACTTAGATGGAGATGATTTTTTTAGATATAACACTAGCATTCGTTATGCTTATGAATTTACATCTCTCGAAGAAGTTGAGAGATGTATTAAAGTTAATAATCTACAAGCTCATCAACTCATAACAATGGTATTTTAATAAAAAAGGAATAAAATGACAAAATTTGAATGTATTCTATATTATTTTAATGAAGATGATATAGAAATAGAGATTAATTCATTAGAAGAATTAAAGGAATTGGTATGAATATTGACGATATAATAACAAAAATAAACAATATGTCTAGTGGAGAGTATATCAAAACTAGACTAAAAGATAATGGAATAAATGATTCAACAATTAATATGATATTAACTATGTTTGATGAGGACTTGAATGATACAAAAAAGGTTCAAGAGTATGAAGATTTATATCAAGAGGTATTGAAGTTGTATTAATATAGAACTAATATTAGAATATTTTAAGTTTAAATTTAGTCTACTTTAGATATAATTATAAATAAAATAAAAGGAGTTTAAAATGTTAGATTTTAGAAAAGAAATGGAGAAGATGTTTATCAATGAATCACCAGTAGCAGTTTTAGGTGATTGGACTAAAAAAGACGATTTAGGTTCTAAATCAATCCTAGTTCTAGGTATTCAATGGACTAAAAAAGATAAAATAGGTAGATATGAATTATGGAAACATAGAAGCTCAAATTCTTGGATTTTAGGTGAATATATAGAAACAAATGAACCTGACAAACCAAGATTTAATATAGTTTTTAGTATTGACTTCAGTAATAAAAAGAATATAGGTTATAAACTTAACTATAAAAAACTATACAATGTTGATGAAGTTGGTGTTGATAAAAAATATAGAGGTGACGGTATAGCAACCAATATGTATAAATATTTTATTAAAGTTCAAGGTTATTCAATTATTTCGGATACTCATCAATATTTTGGAGCTAGAAAAGTATGGAGTAGATTATCTAAAGAGCTAGATATATTAGTTGATATAATTGACACTAAGAACAATATAATAATTAAGGAAGATGTTGTTCTTCATCACGGAAATCAAGATGAAGAATTTGATAGAGAGATTTGGTCTTACGATGGCGATAAACAACATATAAGATTAATTTTAAAAGATATTTTATAAAGGAAATTAAAATGGCAATATTGATAGATAAATTATTAGATACAACTACCTAAATCAATGGAAAATGGTATATAACAAAACCACTAAAATTATCAGGGGTGTTTATAATAGAATTAGAGAAGCTATGGAAGATAAAATTAAATTAAAAGGAATAAAATATGCAAATGACACTAAAAGAACTAGAAGATAAACTAAAAGAGATTAGAGAACAAGGTGCTTTAGACGACACTCCAATAGATTTTGATATTGATGATATAGGGTATGACGAGTATTATCCAAACATACATTTCAGAGATTGTTTTTCAGAATATACTTCTATTGATATAACATTTACAGGTAGTAACATATAATGGAAGAAATCTTTAAAGAAGAATATCAAGGTATCGAATTGAGCTTTGAGTTATAGTTAAAAATTAAATTAAAAGGAATAAAATGAGTACAAAAAATGAGAGTAATTATGGAACTTTTACAGCTTTGAACACAAAAGGTGAACATATATCAGGTACTGTTTGTAGTGGATTAATATTTAAAAATGCTACTATTAGATACTAATTTAAACCAAATCTTGCTTATTTTAAACAAGCATTGGCTACAATATAACAATTAAAAAGATTAACTAAGGTATTTTATTAGTTTTTCTTATTAATTTCTTTTTTTTAATATGTAAGCGAATTTAAGATAATAACATCTCTTTTTTACATTTAACAAATAAAACTTTTTTAAAATTAACTTTTGATTTAAAATACCTCCGTTTAATCCCCTTTTTTACATTTCACATATAAGTTTAATTCATTTGTCTATAGTTCTCTTTTTTATAAAAAGTATCTACGATTGAATATATTAATTTATAACTTTTAAAATTTTTTATTCTTTTTCTTTATTATAAGAGTTTTTATTTACAAATTTTGATTATTATAAGTTTTTGTTATATTTAAATTATTATATTACAATCGTAGATACTCTTTACAAGTTTCAAACAAACTATCTGTATTCAATATAACTAAATATGTTAATGCCTTATTAAACTCCTCATAAACACCCTTAAAACCCTCTAATTTATTCATTCTATACCTAATATTAAAATCAATTAATAAAGCCTTTAAATACCCAATAAAACCATCTAAGATTAAAACTATAATAAAAACTTATAATAATCAAAATTTGTAAATAAAAACTCTTATAATAAAGAAAAAGAATAAAAAATTTTAAAAGTTATAAATTAATATAT